CAGTAGCGATCTGTCATTATCTTTATAGTTCTTGTAATTATTTATAATACTTGTTTTAATGTGTTCTGGTATCATAGATAAATCTATTAATTTTTTATTACGTTCAAAATACTTTCTTGTTTCGCTACCAAGAGGTATATTATTCGTATCAGCCCACTCTGCTAATCTTTTTTTGTTTATAGGTTTCTGTCTTTCGTCTCTTAAAAATATATCATCTGGACTTAATATGTTTGGTACACCATCTGATCTATCACCCTTAATAATTTGTTCTCTTAAAAATGTTTCTGAATCTACATTCTCACCCATAAAACTTTTCAACATTGGACTATATTGGTACACATCACCATAATGTTGTAATTGAATAAAGTCTTTGTCGCCAGATATTATTAGATACTTGTCTTCTTCTCTCATAGCAACTAGTGTAGCGATTATATCATCTGCCTCACACTTCTCAACGTGTAGAATTTTGTATGGCATATTCTTTGTAAGTTCTTCTCGTATCTCACTCATAATATTAAAGACACCACTCCAATCAATCTTACTATCTACTCTTCCTTTTCTTCTTTGGTGTTTGTAGTGTGGAAATATATCTCTACGCCATGGATCAGCAGCATCAGCAGCACATACTAAAGTACCAAACTCATCTTTAAACTTCATATTAAATGCTCTTATTGTATTTAAGATAGAATGCCTTACTGCATCTTTATCTGGTAACTCTGATACATCGCCTCTACTTTGCGCCATCAGGTTTGAAATCATCACTTGGTTTAAATCTATTATAATCATATTAATTGTCCAGGGTTCCTATTGGGTCTGACATTTTAGACCAATCTCTACATATGTCCATTACCCGTTTTCTAAATTTAAAGTTAATAAATTTGTCATCAATTAGGGTTTCAAATAATTTGTCCACACCAGCACCTAATTGTAAGTTGATATGTTTCTTAAATTCAAACTTTTTAAATTCTTTAAATGCAGTCACTACATGATGTTTTTGAAATGGTTTGTTTACTTCTTCCCAAGTTTTACTATAAAAGAAATCCTTGACAGGAAGAGATAGATATGGTGTAATAAGTTGTTTCTTATTGTTTCTAGCAATCAATTCATGCCATAGATAACCTGCTTGATTGTTTATGTCATAATAGTTATCTCTAAACTCATCAAATTTTTCTTTTGATTTACCTGGACCATAATGTATCATAGCCTTTTTAGATATTCCATAGTAACCATCAGCGGCCCAACCACTTAACACCACATCTTCTTGTATTTCTGGATACACATATAAAAAAGGAAAGCAACATTCAAAATGTGTTTTCTTTTTACATCTTACTTCTTTTACTAATCTTTGAAAATCGTTTTGTAAATTGTGTGTAGGTACTACTATGATATTACAGTCCCAACCCATTAGTTTTGCCACTTCAGCGGCCTTTGTAGCGTCATATGATGGTTGGTCTTGTAGATGAAACGTATATGCAGTTACTTTCTTACCCATTCTATGAGCAGCGAATGCAACCGACAAACTATCAACACCACCAGATAATAAAACAGCAACATTCTTATCTATTGTCTGTTGTTCAATCTGATCAATTATTAAATTATCTATCATAACCATTTTTTTTTGTAATACTTATAAAAGTCTTTGTCAGTAAAAATTTCTTTAATTTCTTTAATTGGTAATTCATCTTTGTTAATAAGTTCTGATAAGGTATCATATTCATATGTATCAACCTTTCGGGTCATCTTTCCTGGTGATTCCCCTAAACAAATCATCAACCGGACTCTTTTCTTTTTCTCTATCTTGTTTAATTCTTTTTTGAGTTTGTCCATAAAAATAAAAAGCAATACCTAAAATTGTTAGTGTAAAACTAACACTTAAAAAGAGAAATAATAATCCGTGTGCTAAGTCCATAATAAGAAAGGGCGCCGAAGCGCCCCATCTATTTTTTTCCTAATTATGCATCAAGTGCGATTAGGTCTGATTTCTTTACAGAAACTTTGTGGTTGTCATACTTGAACGGAGTTCCGTATAACGCTTTGATACCAGCAGCGATGATAGCTCTTGTTGGAGTTCCCATTCTGTAGTATTTTTTTCCACCAACTCTGTTACCATAGATCATGTGACCTTCAGCTCTAAGCGTGTCAATCATTGATCTTGGAGACTCTAAATCAAAGTTCTTTTGAATTGAAGTCCAAGCAACATTACCACCTTTTGATAGTAAGTTAAGTAGTTTTTGTTTTTTTGATAAAGCTTTTCTGCCTCTAGTTTCTGTAGCAACAGTTCTTTTTACTGTTTTTACTTTTACTAGTTCGTCTTTACCAAACAAGTTTTTTATTGTATTTAACATATTAATATACTCCTATATATTTTCAGTTGTTAAGTTTACTATTTTACAACCTGTGAAGGCGATTCTTAGCGAATTCATTTGTCAAGGTCCTCATCTGATGCCAACCAATCTGGGCCATCTTTTAGTTCCTCTTTTAAATCTTTACTAAAAGGTCTTGTTTTTTTACCTTTATGGAATACGTCATAATTTATTCTAGCACTTTGACCACCGTCTTTATTTACTTTTAGTTCTACCATGTTTTCTGATAGTACCTGTGATGGGTGTTTCATATTAAAATCTCTGTAAATTAAACCACGCATTGTATCTACTAACATAGCCAAGTCTTTTGTAAACTCACCTCTTTCAGTTTTGATACCCATATTGTAGAAACTTTTTAATAAACTCATACTCATATCATCAACACTAGTCTCAACAAACTCTTTGGTCTGTTGTTTATGCATTTGGTCTAAAAACTTTTGATCCTCTTTCTTTGGACCAGCAGTTGACTTCTCCACAATTCTATTAGTGGGAAATGCTATTACATTATCGTAGTCTTTATTTTTTGTCAATTACTTCACCTTTAAAATTTACCAAGCCTTTATCAGCAAAGTATTCTATAAGTTGATTATAACCACCAACTAACTTATCGTCAATCTTAACTTGTGGCATTGTTCTAACTTGTTTACCAATATCTTCTATTAGTTTAACTGGATCAGAACCAAAGTCTTTCTCTAATGACTTTTCTTCATATTCAAGGCCAAGCGTCTTAACAAGGTGCTTCGCCTTGGTACAAAATTGACAGTTGTTTTTACTGTATATTATTATTTTCATTATTACCTTCTAACTTTTCAAACGCAATTTTAGCTTTTGATTTAACATTATAAGCATCAACAGCTTCTGCGATTGTGTAATTGTACATTTTGTTATAATCACCCATTGGTAATCTTAACCCAATCCATACTCTGTAATAACCATTTTTAGTCATAGTTATATCTTTAGCAAAGATTTCATAACCTCTTACTGGTGTCTTTGTAATTAAGTTGACAATTGTACTCTCAACTTCTGACACAGTAGTCTTGTTATGTTGTTTACCAAGTTCTGTGATAAATATTTTTGATGATTTATTCATTTCACCTTTAACAATATCAGCAAGTTCTGACTTTGCAATCATCATGCCTTTCTCTATTGCTAATTGTAAATCTGGCGACACAGCCGTAGCGACACCAAAGATACATAATCTATCTTTATTTTTACCAAAAGTTGGTGTATCACATGCCTTCTTATCCGAAAAATCATTAACGTACCACTTCGGTACTGTTTCAATGATCTTTGACTTCTCTTTCTTAATCTTATATTGTGACGCACAATTTGTCAACAATAAAGATAGACCTATGATGGCCCCTATTTTCACATATTTGTTCATATTATTTAACCTCACTTTTTACATTATATACTAGTTCTTGCGCTTTGTCAAGTGCTAAAGCTATATGATCTAAAAACTCAGCCCCTGTCATACCTGTCACAACAACTATAACTAATGAGATTATGATTATATTTTTAATCATTTAACCTCCCATTCACCATTTAGTTTTAAACATACTTTTCCTGGTGTCTTAAAAGCATGCCCATTCCGACTATATCTTCGGCAGTATTCTGGTTGTGCCATATCAGTATAGTAAAACTCAGCGAATAGTTCCCAATAAGTTGGTCCATCTGCTCGTTTTCTACCATCTGCACACTCCAAAATTTCTTCCTTGATAAGTTGATTATCACTCTCTTTGATAATAACTTTAACATAACAATACTGATCTGCCGCATTCTTTGGTTTCACAGTTGTTATTTTATTCCAGTAAACTTTTTCACCATCTTTTTCTATTTGTTCTATCTTATCTAATACTTCTATGACTTTCACATTTGTTGTAGGGTATGTTGTACCTGACAAATCACTATTTTCATTAGCAAATAGATATGTACATATTAGTAAAAATCCAATACTATAAAACATTAATTTCATAAAAGCTCTAGGGTCATAAGGAGGCATATTAGTTTCCTTTCCATTCTACCCATCGGCCATCTGGCATTTGACAGGTTATTCCAAAAATTGTATTTCTATTTACACCACCAATACCCACAAGTGGCCATCTGTTAGATATATCTACAGTCGCACTATAATCTTTACACTTAATTGGTCCTTTGTGGTATGATCTTGTTGTATGTATGATACCACTATTACCAGTCTTTTGATTAAACCAATTTGTGTAACTACTTGTACTTGGTCCGTGGTTTAAATGATCTACAAACGTAGCATTGTGTACATCATAATCTGAATTATACATAATCTCTGCGCCAGTAAATGCGCCAGTTACTGCACAAGCCGCAATCGCATATGGATCATTGATTCCCATAGACACACAAGCGCCAGTGGTAGTTGTCGCACCTAACGTTGCGCCTACATTTGATCTAGTCGCTTGACAATTAGTGACTAGTAAACCAGCGATTAAGATTAATATTATTCTATGCATTTAATTTCTTTATTGTATCGTTTACTTCAAAAAGCTCATCTTCTATTTGTTGTACTTTACCAGAAGGACCATTAAACTCATAGTGTTCTAGCTTTTCTTTTAGTTCTTTTTTTTGTTCGTTTAATTGTTGTATAGTTATATCTTTATTTGTCATATGGTTGTGTATCGTTAGCAATTAATTTACAAGTCGCCTGAATATCATCAATCAATTCTTGTACTTGTTGATCTCTTTCAGGCGTCTTTGGATTATTGTATTTAAGGTTGTAGAGTCTATCACTTGTCTTTTTAACACCATCAACCTTTAAACAGAAATCACTAATCTTGTGTATCATTTTTCTTAACCAATAGTGATTTGATTTTTAACCAATTGTTTTTTAATTGTTCTTTACCTTCAGCCCAACTTTTCTTTTGGTACTCAACTGTTTTAGTCTTCTCGTTTTGTAACCAAGTCGTAACTGTATCATTCGCCATAACATTTGTACCAAACAGTACCAATGCAATTATCATTATATATTTGTTCATACTTTTTTTCCCATAGTTTTAAAATCCTTAGCATCAACAATCATGTAAGGACCTTTGTTATACGGAACACTAATTGTTTTGCCTTCTGGTATTGTGCTCGTATAAGTTTTTTTGTAAGTAGTACCAGAAATTCTATCACTCGTTGGTGGTGATGGTCTACACTTATAGTCTGGCATTGGTACGCCATGTCTTTGTTGTAGAATTTCACCACTGTCAACATCAATCTCAATACCTAGTGATCTAATGTATTGATTATGCGTCTTGTTTAGATTTTCTAACTTCTTTTTTTTCGCCATTTTCATAAACAAAATACTCTAGTTCTTCTTGTTGTTTTTTCTCTGCGTAAGTCATACCGAAAACTCTCATATAAGTTGCGTCTCTCGGATTTGGAGCGGACCAGTCATTAATCAAATTCTGTAGTTGATCTGGTGAGATATTAATATTACTAAAATTTCTAGGTACTTTAATCATATCTTCTTTTAGAGCGGAAAGATAAGCGATACGGTGTGTATAAGTCTCTTTCTTCTTACTTTGATCTTTTTTAGTAACGTCTTTAAACTCATTGAAAAGTAGTTCTTTAGTGTACATCATATATTATTGTCCTTTGTTAGTGTTTATAAGTCTTTATTGTATCAGGAATTGATTTATTTGTCAACCCCTTAATAATCGTTGATTTTACTAGGTTTTGTACCGCTGAGCGACCCATATATTGGTATTTCGTACATGATTCGATACTACATACCCCCCTAAAATACGTCATTATAGCCCTAAAGCCTTTGTTATTTGTTCTTCACTATTAGGTAAGGGTTTACCACTTCTCAACCAGTCAACCATTTGTTCCATATAAAACGCCTCGTCTTCTTTACCTTCTTCATTTAATAACTTTGCTGCTGTCTTAAAGAATTTGAAGACTTGCATATCTCCATTTCTATCTAATTTCTTTTCTATTTTACCTGGTCTTTGATTACTCATTTATAAACCTATCATTTAGTCCTGTTGAAATTTCACCCAACTCGTCATTTCTACAAGCATATATTAATATCTTTCTTTTTTCTTCTTTTAGTTTCTTAAACATCTTTACAGCTTCTTTGTAAGTATCAAAGTAGTGTCTTTTCCAATTAGACCTACCCATGTATTCATTAACTTTGTAATACTCTATCTTTTGTAATACAAACTCTTCCCTCTTATTTCTTAATGTCGTTGGTCCAAATGGCATTACTGTGTCGCTGCTCCCCATAAGATTGCTAGTAACATACCTGGTACTACAATTGACATAGGCCAAAATTCTAAAAAGTCTTTCCAAGTAAAGTCTTGTTCTTTCTTTTGGTTCTTTAAATCTTTTTTAATTTCTCTCATTAGATTATAAATTGGTTCACCTTTTTGAAAGTTAGGAAACCCCATATCGTTTAACATACCAACTTGATTGTAAACTTCTGATAGTGTTTTTTTGTTTACTGTTATGGTTACTGTTTTCACTTAACACTCCTTTTCAAATCGTCTCTATTATTTACAAAAACTCTAATTAATCTGGACACATCTACTTCTTCTTCTTTCAATGTTTTTGGGTTTTTATATAACACTCTACTATCATTTACTTTTAAAATGTGTTCACCATCTACAATCACAGCATCGTCTGTATGTTTACGCCAATCGTGTGAACTGTAATCTTCTTTAGCCATTACTTACCTCTCAATTGTTCTGCTTCTAAATTTAATTGTACATCAACATCATCTGGTACATCAACCTCATCAGCATATTGATCTATTTCTACATCGCCGTTTTCTTCAGCATATTCATCATCTGTATAACATACTTTACCAAGGTAGTCCGTAGAAGCACCGTCTGTATAGTTTGCGTCAACCATATATGTTATCACTCCGTCTTTCTCATCTGTAATTTCAGCATTTACGTTTGAGTGATTAATACCACATTCACTAAACTTTTTATCAGCTTCATCTTTATCTTTTGCTAACACATCTTGTTCAATAACAAGTGTGTAATAAGTTTTCTTTCTGTAAAGATTTTTACCTAAATCTTCTTTTACTACCATAATATCAGTGTCTTTAAATTGTGTGTCCATATTGTTCTCCTATTTGTTGTCTTCACTACTCATTAATAAAACAATGTAGTGTATTGCTTTTAATAAATCTTTTCTATTCTTACCATTCTTCTTACCATATCTAGCAAGATACTTAATGGCGTTGGCTTGACAGAAATCTTTGTCAATACCTAAATGTCTTAACATATCTTGTACTTGAAAACCATCTTTAGTTGTACTGTAATGTTCACTATAAGTTGATTTTATATAATTCTCTATTTCTTTACAAATTTTATCTTCACCGTATTTCATTAATGTATACCTCGTTCTTGTTCTAATATTTTTTTTATAGGGTTTCTTTTATATGTTAATTTTTTATTAAAGTCTTTTCTAAATGATTGTCTTGTATCGTAAGATTGACCATAATCATTAAACATTTTTTTATCACCCGCAGCTGTATCACCAAATACTTCTTCATAAGTTGTATAATATTTGTCTTCATCAATTAGTTCAACTCTTGTACAATTAGCAAAGTTAGTTGCAGTTTCTTTATAGTTCCAATCACAATGTTTTAAAATCTTCAATTTCATTTTTTGATTGTCAAATTTTGATCTATACTTTTCAGGTACATTTCTGTATATAGTTTCATAGGCATAAAAGAAATCACCTTGATGTTCTGGATCCATATACTCTCTTAAATAACAAACGTTAAAAGTCTTACTCATTAAGATTTGCTTTCTGTTAGTAATAC